GCCAACCTCTATGCCGCTATCCGCTCCGTCATCGGCACCGCCAAGCGACGCGGTATCGACGCCTATCAGGCAATCAAGGCTACGCTCAGCGGACAAACCGTGTGCACCCCAGGTTGAGCAGTTACGAAATCCACACTGCCACCCTGAGCTATTGGAGGGAGGTGATTGTGCTGATTGGAAACGCCAGCACATTGTCAAAAATCTATAGTTTATGACAAGGCGATATGGTTGCTTTACTATGGACGCTAACACTGCTCTGCCATGATCTCCGGTGAGCGGCTGAGATGCTTGCACTTGAGTCATTTCAGGCCCTTGCTCAAGCAACTGTGGCAGCACCGGTTTCCAGCGAATTGGCAGAGTAGTGCTAGGCAGGCTTGCGCAGCCTGACGCGCAGACACCAGCCAGGCTGCGCAAGCCTGCTTAGCTTTTGATTTCTGCGCAAACCTTCAAAGGCTTGCTTAGGAGCCTCCCGAGCAGGGGTGCTCTCCGCCGACGTCCGTGCCGACCCGGCGCAGGAGTTCGAACGACCCGGACCGCCAGACTGGCGTGAACCTGCTGCGGAGCACTGCCTCAAGCGCATCCTTTGCCGCCGTGCGTCCGACGGGCATGGCGGGATAGATAGTGTGAAGACGTTCCATGTCGGCGTACCGCCAGTCAACCATGGCGAGGGAAGCATCCTGTAGAATGTCGGCGCACGCCTCGCCGTATTGCTGGTCGGTGGTGTAGAAGGGCAGGAACACGTCGTATTTTGATACTTGCTGGCGTCCAGCCAGATATGGAAGCATCGGCATGTAGGGATAGAAGAACACCCGCTCACCTCCCGGTTCCGCCGCAAGCCGCGTGACTGCTGCGGCTACGTTGGTCTCACGGAACGCGACAGCCCCGCGGGCGGTGCCCGTTTGCATAGCCCCTGACTCCGCGGCCTGCGTCGCAACCAGCGGGCCTGCGGCGGACACGGCTATGACGCAGGCGCAGACGGTGCAAGCCAGGATGGCGCCTCGCGATGCGGTGCGGGCCAGCTTGGCAATGCAATAGGTGGTCAAGGGCAGCGCCAAGGGCAGGGTGTAGCCAAGGTAGACCACGTCCGGCCGGGGATGGGCGGCAATGAAGCCCGTCAGCGCAGAGGCCGCAGCCGTCCGCAGCACCCGATCCTGCAAGCACCCCCGCCAGTTCTGGATGCAGGCCGCGGCCAGAAGCAGCACGTTCAGTACAGGAATCAGCACCACAGGATTATGCAAGCTGCCGCCGGTGCCGAACGGCACGCCCTGAATGGAGGCATAGCGCGTCGCGGTATGGACCAGAACATCGGCGAAGGCTGCTGAGAACGCGCCCTGCCACACGACATGGCCGAGCAGCAGCAGCGGCACGACCGCGCAGCCGCCGGCCAACTGGGCCAGCGGCAGCCACCTGCCGCGGGGGGCGCCGTCTCCGCGCGGGCCAATGAAGGCGACCGCGGCGGCCATCAGCACCAGAGCGCCCTGCGTTGGCGTCACCATTGCCGCAGCGCCGGCCGCGAGCCCGGACAGGACCGGCGGGCCCGCGCCGGCGCCGGGACGGCAGCCCCGGAGCGCCATCAGGATGGCCGCCATGGATAGAAGGGTTGTCATCCAATGGTGGTTGACCGCCGCCAGCCAGAGGGGTGGCGACGCAAGCAGCCAGGTCAGCACGGCTCCGGCGGATAGGAGGCTGTTTCGCGACGCCTCGCGGCAGCACAGGTAGGCCAGGCTGGCCGCGCCCGAGACCGTCAGCATGGCCAGGACCCGCATGGAGAGGAACGAGGACCCGGCCAGCCAGGACCAGCCTTCCACGATCAGGAAGCTGCCCGGCGGCAGGAACTCGAAGAAGTCGAGGTAAAGCCGCCTGCCGCTTCTCAGGCGGTCAGCCGCAGCAAGCCAGACGCCCTCGTCGCCGAGCCAGTCGACATGGTGCAGCGGCAGGCAGATCAGGCAGGCGGCCAGGCCGACCGGCAGGGCCAAGTTGGCGGTCCCGAGGGTGTGCAGGCGGGCAAGGCGCATGGTGCCGCTTCCAGGTGTTGTCCGGTGCCATCGTCGCTTGGCAGCGGGCGCATGAGGGCAGGACGAGACAGCCAGACTGAGTCTGCGCCGTAACCTTGCTGCGACTCTGCCGGAAGGCAAGTTAGGATCGGATGTGGACTGGTGGGTTATATTTCCACTATGATGTAGGAAGTAAATCCTTGCCCACCTATCCCAGGAAGTCCACACCTCTGCCCTAGGGTCGGCGTGGTCCGGACGCGTTGATGGTCCGGCACCCCCACCCTTCCTGAACCACGCGGGGCCGGCATGTTCCAGACCATCTGCGACCTGATCCCTTCCGACCCCGACATGGCGCCGCGTGCACGACGGCTGGACCTGATGCGCCGGGTGCTGGACGGCACGCTGTATGACGCGCTGCCGTATGAGTTCCATGATGAGCGCTCGCCGAGCGGCGAGTACGTGCCGCTGCGGCGGCGGCGGCCCAGCGTGCGCTATGCCCTGGCCCGCGTGGTGGTGGAGGACAGCGTGGCGCTGCTGTTCAGCGAGGGCCACTTCCCGGGCATCGCCAGCCCCGACGCGGCGGTGCGCTCGGCCCTGGCTGCGGTGGCGCGGGATTGCCGGCTGAACCAGATCATGACGGAGGCCGCGCTGCGCGGCAGCGTCGGCAGCTCGTGCATCCTGCTGCGCATCCTGGGCGGGCGGCCGTTCCTGGACGTGCTGGACGCCGCCTGGCTGACGCCGGTGTGGGGGGCCGAGGCGCCGGATGTGCTGTCGGAGGTGACCGAGCGGTACAAGGTGCCGGGGCGGGACCTGCTGGCGGCCGGGTTCGACGTGCCGGACCCGGCAGCGACCTACTGGTTCCAGCGGCGGTGGGATGCGTTCGAGGAGACTTGGTTCGTGCCGCAGCCGGTGGGGTCGGATGGGCCGCTGCGGACGGATGCCGGGCGCAGCATCCGGCATGGGCTGGGGTTCGTGCCGCTGGTGTGGATCAGGAACCTGCCCGGCGGACCTGCCCCGGACGGCGCCTGCACGTTCCGCAGCGCGGTCGAGACGGGCATCGAGATCGACTACCAGTTGAGCCAGGCGGGGCGTGGACTGAAGTATTCGTCTGATCCCACCCTGCTCATCAAGGAGCCAGTCGGGCTGGAGGGGGAGCTGCTGCGGGGCGCGGGCAACGCGCTCGTGGTCAGCGAAAAGGGTGACGCCCGGCTATTGGAGATCGGCGGCACGGCGGCACAGGCGGTGCTGGAGTATGTGCGGACGCTGCGGGACCTGGCGTTGGAAGGGGTGCACGGCAACCGCAGCGATCCCAGCCGGCTCGGCGCCGCGCAGTCCGGGCGGGCGCTGGAGCTGATGAACCAGGGGCTGATCTGGCTGGCCGACAACTTGCGCGTCAGCTACGGCGAGGGCGGGTTGCTGCAACTGCTGCGGATGGTCTTGCGGGCGGCGCAGGTTTATCCGTTGCAGGCGGGCGGGCAGGCGCTGCCGCCGTTGGACCCGGCCGCGCCGCTAAGCCTGGTGTGGCCGAGCTGGTATCCTGCCACCAGCGAGGACCGTGCGCGCGATGCCGCCACGGTGCTGTCCTTGGTGCAGTCGGGTTTGCTGGGCCGCGCTGCGGCTCGCAGGCTGCTGAAGGCGGACTGGGGCGACGACCTAGACGAGCCCGAACCCGAAGTAGCGGCAGCGTGACGCAGGCCGTTTCTCCATCGTCGTTGCGGGCGTCGTTGCGGGCGTCGTTGCGGGGGACGATTGCGGCGCGGCAGCCTATGGGGTTGGCAGGGCAGCACCTGCTGCTGCTGGGTTGCCGCGCCGAAGCCGGCGCGCAAGGACGGCACTTGACTGGCTGCACCAGCGCATAGGGACACAGAAGATGACAGACCAAGATACGCCCGAGCCGGCTGCGCCTGACCTGGCGGCTGAGGTGACCACCCTGCGCGCCCGGCTGGTGCAGGCGGAATTGCGGACGGAGGCGTTGCGGGCCGGCATGGTCGATCTGGATGGGGTGCGGCTGATCGACGCCGCCGGGCTGCAACTGACGGAAACCGGGGGGCTGCAGGGCGGCCCGGCGCTGATGGCGCGGATGCGGCAGGACAAGCCGTGGCTGTTCGCTCGCCCGCACGGCAACAGCAGCAGCCGGGGCGACGCACCGCCGCCGGTGGCCCCAGCGGCGCCGCGGTCGGCGATGGACATGGGGGTGGAGGAGTGGCGGGCGGCTCGGGCCGAGCTGCTGCGGCGGGGTAGGTAGCGGCGGTGCCGGGTCTGCCGGGCATCCTGGGGCTGGCTGAGGCGATTGCCCGGCTGTGCGACGCCGACCCGCCGGGCACGATGGCGGCGGCGCTGGAGGAACAGGCGGCGCTGGTGGCGCAGGCGGTGCAGGAGGGGCTGGGCGACCCGCCCGGCGGCGGGCACGACCGGCCTTGGCTGGAGACGGGCGCGTTGCGGGCCAGCGTCGGCCATCAGGCGGACGGCATGCAGGCGGCGGTCGGCAGCAGCGATCCGGCTGCGGCACCGCAGGAGATGGGCACGGTGCACCTGCCGCCGCGGCCGTTCCTGGCGCCGGCCGGTGCGGCGATGGGGGAGAAAGTGGCGGAGGCTGTGGGGGCGGCGGTGGCGGAGCGGCTTGTGGACGGACAGGGAGCGGGCATGTTGGCGTGAGCCGTCACCGCCAGGCCCCAATCCTTCGCGCTGTTGAGCAGGATGTGATCGAGTTCGTCTTCTGCACCTTGGAGAAGCCGGTAGCTCAACCCGCCGCTAGATTGGCCCGGAGGCGGTCCATGGTGCGCTGGTGCAACGCCTCGGCTTCGGGCTGCGTCGAGATGGCAACGTAGCGCCCGGCAGCCGCATCGGCGTCCGCGCGGCGGACCATCCCGGCAACCTCATTCTCAGCGTCCAGGTGGTCGGCATAAAGCCGCACCGCCTCTGCGACGGAATCCGCCTCGGACACGGCCCTTCCTTCGGCGATGTGGCGGTTGATCACTGCCCTGACGTCTTCCGTAAGCTCGACCTGCACGCAACCCATGACACCTCCTGCCAGCCGGCGTTCTGCCAAATCGCATAGCAGAATAGGCCGCAGGCCCGTCCTCTGAACTACGCAAGAATGACTAAGAAAATAGTCCTTGCCCGGATGCCCCGGGAAATGGATACCGCATCGCCATGATGGCAGCGCAGACGCGGCGGGCCATCCCAGCCAGCGACCAACCTGTTCCACCCCAGCCCGGCCCATGCCGCGCCGGGCTTTCGGCGTTTTCCCCAACGGAGCACCCCCATGGGCATCCAGAACTTCCCCGCCGCCTTGCAGCCGATCCTGCAGCAGGGCTTCCTGGAGCGCGAGTTCCAGCAGAGCATGGCGTCGCGGCTCGGCTACCGGGCCTGCGCGGACCGGCAGGATTTTGCAGTCGGCATCGGCGAGACGCTGACCAAGACGCGGGCGGGGCTGAAGCCCAGCGTCACCATCCCGGTGCCGGCGAGCACCAACACCAACCTCGACAACGGGCTGACGCCGACGAACTGGGGGGTTGAGCAGTACACGATCACGCTGAATCACTACGCGGCGACGACGGACCTGAACGTGGTCACCAGCCGGGTCGGCATCGCCAGCCAGTTCCTGCAGAACGCCGCCATCAATGGCGAGCAGGCGGCGCGGTCGCTGGACGAGCTGGCGCGCAACGCGCTGTTCGCGCCGTATTTCGGCGGCAACACGCGGGTGCGGGTGGCGCTCGGCGCGGCGGGGCCGCAGGTGTCGGTGGATGACCTGCGGGGCTTCACCAACGCCTTCACCAATGGGGTGCAGGGACCGGTGGGCGCCATGACGACGCTGACCGTCACCATTGGTGGCGACGTTTATGTGGTGGTGGGCGCCAGCATGGATGCGGTGAACGTCAGCACTGCGCCGGGCGGGGTGTCGGGGGTGCTGACGCTGTCCAGCAACGTCAGCGCGGCGGATGGGGCGCAGGGCAGCCCGGTGCAGGCGGCCAATGCCAGCGTCGTGCAGCGGCCGAACGGGCGCGGCACCACGGCGGCGCTCGTGGCCGGGGACACGCTGGCCATGGCGTCGCTGCTGGACGCGGTCAGCAAGCTGCGGATGAACGCGGTGCCGGAGATCGACGGGGCGTACAACTGCTACCTCGATCCGGTCAGCGCGCGGCAGCTTTTTGCCGACCAGGATTTCCAGCGGCTGTTCACCGGGGCGACCAGCGCGAACCAGGTGTTCCGCCGGGGCATGGTGAACGACTTCCTGGGGCTGCGGTTCGTGCCGACGACGGAGGCGTTCGTGCAGCCGCATCCGACGCTGGCGGGTGCTGTGGTGCGGCGGCCTATCGTGGTCGGGCAGGGGGCGCTGATCGAGGGCGACTTCGCGGGGATGGCCGCGCCGGACGTGGCGCCGCCGGACAGCATCGTGAGCCTGGTAGACGGGATCGCGATGGTGACGCGCGAACCGATCGACCGGCTGCAGCAGATCATCGCGCAGAGCTGGTACTGGATCGGTGGCTTCTGTGCGCCTAGCGACACGCTGACCAACCCGAGCGTGGTGCCGACTGCGACCAATGCGGCGTTCAAGCGCGCGGTCATCATCGAGCACGTCGGTTAGTGCGGTGCTGACCGAGGCCGACAAGACCGACGCTCGGCGGTTCCTAGGCTATCCGGCCTATGGGGTGGCGGTGGGGGCGCATAGCGGCTGGTGGTTCTACCAGGCCAGCGCGGCGGTCGATGTGCGGCTGGCGGGGCTGTCGGACAGCGAGGCGGGGGTGCTGCACGGGTATTTGCGGACGCTGCGTGGGCTGGAGGCGGCGATCCCCGAGGTCGGGGCCGGGCTGGATACCAGCAGCGCCGCCGGTTGGGTGCGCAATCCGCAGGAACTGCTTGAGCGCGACCGGCTGTTCGACAACTGGCGGCGGCGGATGTGCGGGTTCCTCGGCGTGCAGCCGGGGCCGGACCTGCGTCGGGGTGGGAGCAGCGTGCAACTGGTAGTGTAGCCTGCCTACCCCCTTTCCCTCCGGGAGAGGGCCGGGGTTAGGGAGACCGCACGCTCTTGGATGGGGCAAGTGCTTGGAACGGGTGGGATTCGGTGCGTGGGGCTTCCCGCACCCCGGCCCTTTCCCGGAGGAAGAGGGGGCAGGCAGGGTGATGGACGGGACAATCTTGCAGGACCGGCTCAGCCGGGGGATGGGCGCGGCGGCGCGGGTGTTCGGGCTGCCGTATGATGCCCTCCGCCCGAACGGGCCAGTGGATCCGCTGCGGCCGGAGGGACGGTTTCTTCGGCTGCCCGCGGCGTTTGATGGCGGCGATCCCGGCTACCGGCGGCCCATGGGGTATGAGCGCGCGTTGCGCGGCACGTTTGACAGCGCCTACCTGCGCGTCGGCGACCTGCTGCGCGGACCGCGCGGCGTCTTGTTCGTGGCCTTGCTGCCTGCCCTGCACCGGCCGCTGTGCGTGCTGGCGAACGCGACCGTGGCCGTCACGCGCCCGGCTGGGCCTGCGGACGCCGGATTGGGGGAGTATGGCGGCGCGGCGCCGGCCGACCCGGTGCTGCTGGGCTGGCCGGCGCAGGTGCTGTCGGGCGGCGCGGGACGCGGCTTTGGCCTGCCGGGCGATGGCGCGCTGGCCGGGTTCCATGTGCTGCTGCCCTTGGGCGCGCCGGCCGCGCGCACGGGCGACGTGCTGACCGACGACGCCGGGCACGTTTACACCGTGGGCGCCGTGGAGCTGTCGGAGTTGGGATGGCGCCTGCATGTGCGCCAGGCGGGGACGTGATGCCGGACCAGTCGGACATCGAGCAGGCCTTGGCCGCCCTTGCGGCCGGCGCCTTGGCGGGCGACCCGGCGGGGGTTCGCGTCTATCGCGGCTGGCCGCGCGCCGCCGCGCTGGAAGCCGACCTGCGGGCCGGACGCGCCCACTTGACCGTGACGCCCGGCGGCTCCCCGCGCAACACCACGCGCTACCCCACGGAGTGGCAGGGCACCGTGCCGGTGCCGACGTTGCAGGCGGCCGTGTTGGGCGAGGTGGTGCTGTTCACCGGCCAGGGTGGGCCGGGGCAGGTGGCGGGGGTGCGGGTGGACGGGCAGGGCTATGCGTACCGGCTGCGCGATGGGGACACGCCGGGGCTGGTGGCAGCGGTGCTGGCGGCGCAGGTGCGGGTGGACCGGCCGGCGCTGCTGCAGGGCACGTCGGTGGCATTGCTGGACGGGCGGGGCATCGTGGCGCGGGTGGTCGCGGATGGTGCGGGCGGGACGGAGCTGCGACGGCAGGTGCAGCCGATGCGGCTGACGCTGTGGTGCCCGGCGCCTGCTGTGCGGGACCGGCTAGCGGCGGCGGTTGATTTGGCGCTGGCGTGGACGGTGTTCCTGGACGTGGGGGGCTGGGGGTGCCGGGTGCGGGCGGCTGGCGGGTCGGTGACGGATGAAGGGGCCGCGGCCGGCGTGTGGCGGCGGGACCTGTTGGTGGCCGTGGAATACCCGACCGTGGCCGACGCCGCGCTGCCCACGATGCTGTGGGGCACGGCGTCGGTGGCGTAGGTTGCGACTGGGGTTGCGACTGGGGTTGCGGCTGGGGTTGCGGCTGGGGTTGCGGCTAAGGCGTTAAGACTGGGCCGCTACTCTCCGACGGCGCGGGTCGTCTGCGTCTTGGCGTTCCAGAACAGGCTGATGGCGGTGTACTTGCACAGGTCCACGTCGCCCCACTCGGCCTTGTCGCCGTCGTTGTATTTCACCTGGATGTCGAACCGGCAGGCTTGGCCGCCGTGCGCGAAGTTGATGTCCACGCTGTCGCCGTCCGACAGGGCGTCGCTGCCCATGTGGTCGTGGCCCCAGTTCCGGCTGCTGTGTGGAGACACGTAAACCTCGTCGATCTGGTAGCCGGTCTTGTTCCTCAAGGTGAAATCCGCATCCGACGCGCGGGCGAGCCCAACGAAGGACAGCAGCAAGGCGGCGGCAAGCGGCAGGTGGGTGAGGCGCATGATGAGCTTCCGGTTGTGAAGCTCCAGACCATGCCAGTCCGTTGCGCCACCGATAATAACCGTTCTGGTTATGAAACATATATTTTTGTTGGAGGCCACCATGCAGCACCTCATCGTCGTGCGGCCGTTCGGGCCGTATGCGGTCGGACAGAGCATCACCGACCCCGCCGTCATCGCGCAGGTCCTGGCCGGCGAGCATGCCGGGCACGTCGTCCGCATCAATCCTCCGCAGGAGATCTAGCCATGCCGGTCGTGCAAGCGGGCGCCTTGAACACCACGGCGCTGGTGGTGCCGGACCTGTACGTGCAGGTGGTGCCGCCGCAGAACCTGGTGCTGAACGGGGTGCCGACCAACCTGGTCGGCGTCGTCGGGACCGCTGCCTGGGGGCCGGTCAACCAGCCGGTCGTGGTCGGCACCATGGCGGATTATGCCCGGGGGTTCGGGCCGCTGCAGCCGCGGCGGTTCGACATGGGGACGCAGGTCGCCACCGCGGTCCAGCAGGGTGCGCAGGGGTTCCGCTGCGTGCGGGTGTCGGACGGGACGGATGCGGCGGCGAACTATGCGCTGTTCTATGCCAATGCCGGGTATCCGGTGCTGCTGGCGGCGCGGTACTCCGGCAGCCTGGGCAACCAGGTGGCGCTGGCGCTGACGCCGGGGTCGGCGGCGGGGACGTGGCGGTTCACGCTGGGGCTGCCGGGGCAGGTGGCGGAGACGTTCGACAACCTGGCGGCGCCAACGCCGGCGGCGCTGTGGGGGAACCTGGTCAACGCCGTGAACCTCGGGCTGGGGGCGCTGCGCGGCCCCAGCCAGTTGTGCGTGGCGAGCCTCGGCAACGCCACCACGACGCAGCCGGCGGTGCTGTTGGGGCAGGCCCTGCTCAATGGCAGCGACGGGGCGGCGGGCGTTTCGGTCCCCGCGCTGGTGGGGCAGGACAGCCTGCCGCGCACGGGGATGTATGCGCTGCGCGGCCAGGGGTGCAGCCTGCTGCTGCTGGCCGACGCCGACGACCCGACGCACTGGACGGGCCAGGCGGGGTTCGCGCAGCAGGAGGGGCTGTATGCCATCCTGACGGGGCCGTCCGGGGACGGGATCCCGGCGGCGGTCGCGACGAAGCAAGGGGCGGGGCTGGACAGCTACTCGGCCAAGCTGATGTTCGGCGACTGGGTTTACTGGAACGACCCGGTCAGCGGCACCATCCGGCTGGTTAGCCCACAGGGGTTCGTGGCGGGGCGGCTGGCGAACCTCAGCCCGGAGCAGAGCAGCCTGAACAAGCCGCTGTACGGCGTGGTGGGAACGCAGCGCGCGGGGGTGCCCGGCAGCGCGCAGACCACCGGCTACAGCACGGCCGAGCTGGCGACGCTGCTGGGCAACGGGATCGACGTGATCGCCAACCCGCAGCCGGCGGGCAGCTTCTGGGGGGTGCGGGGCGGGCACAACTCGTCCAGCGGCGCGGCGGTGAACGGGGACAACTACACGCGGCTGACCAACTTCATCGCGGCGACGCTGTCGGCGGGGATGGGGCAGTACGTGGGGCAGGTGATCAGCGCCGGGCTGTTCCAGCGCATCCGCAGCACGCAGTTGAGCTTCCTGCAGGGGCTGCTGGGGCAGGGCATCCTGGGCAGCATCGACGGCAGCGTGCCGTTCAGCGTGGTGTGCGACGCGAGCAACAACCCGGCAGCCCGAGTGGGGCTGGGATACGTGCAGTCGGACGCGCAGGTGCGATACCAGGCGATCAACGAGCGGTTCATCGTGAACCTCGAGGGCGGGCAGACCGTGCAGGTCACGCGGCAGACGCTGCCGACGGGTCAAGTGGTTTAGGGAGGGCCTAGGCGATGCCAGCAAACACGTTTTCGACTGGGCGGGACTGCCAGCTTGTGGTGATCGCTCCTGCCGTGGGGGGACAGGCAGGGTCGCGGGTCGATCTGACGCATGTGACGGGGTTCGAGAGCCGGCAGATGACGCATCCGATCCGGATCGACCGGCTGGATGGGGTGCACCTGGCGGCCGAGCTGCCGAAGGGGTGGGAGGGGCACTTCGACCTGGAGCGCGGCAACTCCGCGGCGGACGATTTCATCAATGGGCTGGAGCAGGCCTGGATCACGCAGGGAGTGCTGCTGGGGGCGACGCTGTATCAGTATATTGCGGAGCCTGATGGCAGCACGAGCACTTACCAGTTCGAGGCGGCGGTGTTCAAGCTGTCCAATGCCGGGGCGTGGAAGGGCGACGCGCCGGTGCGGCAGCGGCTGGAGTTCTTCGCCAGCCGGCGCAAGCGGATTTAGGCTGCTTGCTCGCTCTTCCTACGGGCCTGGGTCGCGAGGCGGACCAAGGCCGGGCTAGGGGGGTGTCCGCTGCGGCGCGGATCATGCCCTGCCTTGTTGGATTGCGCTCACGGCGGGCGATGGCCTGCGCCTCAAGACACCCTCACCCCGGCCCTTTCCCGATGAGGGAGAGGGGGAAGGATGATTATGGACACTCCATCGGAACGCATCATCGCCGAGGCGGGGCGGCCCCTGCAGGCCACCGACGCCGCCGGGCGCACGCTTGAACTGCGCCGGCCGGGGGCGCTGGACCGGCTGCGGCTGTTCAAGGCGCTCGGGCCGGTGCTGTCGGGCAACGACCGCTATGTCGGGTATGCCATGCTGGCCTACTGCGTGCAGGCGATCGACGGCGTGCCGGTGCCGGCCGCGATCAGCGAGGCGCAGCTTGAGGCGCTGGTGGGCCGGCTGGGCGACGCCGGGCTGGCGGCGGTGGGGGAGGCGCTCTCCAACCCAAACTGATCGGCGCCGCCGGGGCGCCCGACCCGGCGGCGCTGCGCGGCCTGGTGGGGCAGGCGGACCTGGTGGACTGCCTGTTCCTGGTCCGCAACGGGGTGCCGCTGGACGTGGCGTTCTCGCTTGATGCGCAGGAGCGGACGGCATGGGTGATCGCGATCGGCCAGATGGACGGCCTGACGTGGGATTGGGCGGCGATGGCTTGGACGGCCCAGTGAACGCGGGGCCAGTGAACGCGGGGCCAGTGAACGCGGGGCCAGTGAACGCGGGGCCGGTAGATGCTGGACCATCCTATGGCGTGGACACCCTGGTGCTGCGCTTGGAGGGGATGCCGTCACCGCCCCGCCCCGCCGCCGGACGCATGGCCCGGCTGCGGCCGAGGGGGAACCCGCGATGATCGACGCCTATGAGGTTGGCATCAACCTGGCCCTGCAGGATGGCGTCAGCGCCGGGCTGCAGGTGATCATGCAGGAGCTGCAGGC